CCACCATCGCAGTGAGTTGGGCATCTGTGAGTTTCTGGCCGTAAAAACGTGCATTTCGCACAGTGCCGTTGATTGGGCCTGCCCCTCCGATGACGCCAACTTCGATGTTGGTGCTGCCCGGCGTAAATACTTGCCCATCAAAAGCGCCTGAACCCAAAGTTGCACCAGTTCGCGTGACGCTCATGGTTGCACCGCCCCAAGCCGATGCCAGTTTGTAGGATGTGTTTGCGACCATCGATCCGACAGAAAGCACACCAGTGGTTCCATCAAAAATGCCTGCCCGGTTGGTGCCATCTTGGTAAAGAATGTCTCCACCAGACGCAGCATTGACAGACAGCGGATAGGTGTTAGGTAGTTGCTGATTGTTCGTTTCACAGTAAGCAGTGCCAACGGTTTCGGACACGTTTCCTGCAACCTGATATAAAAGCCTGTCACCATTCCTACTCGTGCCCGGAACAATTGTCGTGGTGGCCGCTGTCCCGAGTTCTGCCTGCTGCCCCCACCAGCTAATAGTTTTCCCCGCCGTTGAAGTGGCAGACCCATCCGCGTCTGAGGCCGACAGTTGAATGCGCATGGTTGCGTCTAGGGCCGAAAGCTGCCCGGTCACTTCAATGCGCCAGAAATTGCCTACACTGGTGACTCTCTTGCTGATCACGGAGCCTGTGCCAAATATGCTGTTTCCACCTATAGCGCCGGTAGCCAGATTGAACCAAGCGCCGAAGGCGTTTGTGGCGAGATTGGTGGCCGACAGCAGCGCAAATGCGGATGTGGAACTCTTTGTAACGTAGGCCGACAACGTGTAATTGGTAGTGGCCGAAAACGAGAAGTTCGTTGTGTTGAAAGCGCTGGCCGCGAGCGTTGCGGTGGTTGTCAGCTTTATGTTCTGAGTCACTCCGTCAGGCCCCACATCTGACGAAGTGGTGCAATTGCTTTTTGTCCAAGTAGCATTGGACAAATCGTAGGTATTGGGGAACAAGTTAGTAGCTGGTGCCTCGCTCAAATACCCCAACAGAGTCGTCGCAGGGATTGGCACGCCTGCAAGCGTGGTGTCGAAATACTGCACGCCATCGACGTTGGCACCTTGGTAGGGAGCGGAGAGGACGTTGGTGCTTACATATTCACCGGGAGTTACTACCGACTGCCCGCTCACATTCTCAAGCTGGTTGCCGTAGCAGATGGCCCCCTGAGATGTCGTATAAACCGATGCGGAGCCGTCGCCTACTGAAATTCCTGCATTTGGGTTAGCGGTAGCACCCGCGCCGAATGTGCAGGATATCCACACGCGATACCAACCATTACCGATTGAGATGATGCCGCCAGTCACGTTTGTGGCGGCACCAGCAGCCGTCGGCCCGGCGGTGAATGTTCCCGTCACCAAGTTAACCTGTGCCTGCACGCCCTGAACGCTGCTTCCATCCAGCAGGAATAGGAGCATAAGCGTAGCGTTGAACGCCTTCAGGTAGCGCGACATAGTGAACGTGTTGCCAACAGTCGTGCCGCCAACAAACTGCGTTATTTGATGCGCGTTGGCAGAGCCGTCACCGGTGAGCCTTTGCGCATTGGTGCCGCCAAATGGGTCGGCCTGTCCCGCCGTAACGACTATCGCGTTGAGCGGGTTGATCCACGCAACATTTGTCATGTCCTGCGAACGAGCGTAGAAGTTAGCTACACGCCTCGCACCCCAGAACCGCGCTTCGTTCGCTAGCACTTGGCGCTGGATGCCTTCGTGGTCTTGCACATAGGCCGCGCTGGCGCGGGAGTACGTCGGCGTACCGCCTGTCAATCCTCCTGCGTAACTTGCCGCTTGCAACGTCGTGAGCAAAGGCGCATTGAACAGTACAACAGGCGGCGGGTTTGACCTTATGTAACGCTTTGCCGGCCCAATTGCCAAACCACTCGACGATCCTGCGTGAATGGTCACATTCCCTCTCCTGGGATGATGAACACATTACCGTTTGTAGTTGGCGTCAATATGGAAAAAAACGGATTCGGGTACGGTGCGCGCCAGACTTCTACTGCGCCGGCAGGGAATGTAAATGAAGAGCTCGCCGTGGCGGTGGTATTTCCGGTAGGCAACACTGCCGCATTTGTTGCGGCTTGCGCGCTCTGCCCATAGCCTATTGTGACTGCTTCTATGTTGGCGTTGTAAACTCGAAACGCAGTTAATTGCGCGGCGCCAAACACTGGAAGTTGAACGCCGACAGCCGCGGTTGTATTTGCGGTGACTCTTGATTGCGGGCCTTGGGGTGTAAATGCGTTGATTGCCATGATTGAACCTCGCTGGTTATTTTTTACCTGCCATCGGAATGACGTTACCGCCACCTTCCTGTTGCGCTTTCTGTGCTTCGGCAGCGGCCTTGGCTTTTTGCATTTCCTTGTAACGCACCTTGAGCACCTGAATGTTTTGCGGCTGCTCGGCATCCAGCACCGCTTCGCCGTCGATGATCTGGCGGTCGAACATCGCGTAGGCGCCGTTCTTGTGGTCTTCGACAAACACCGGGCTGCTCGAGTGCGCGTCCACCTTGACCACGGCGTTGTCGGTGAATTGGTTGGCGATGAACTTGTCGCCCTTCTCGGTGTGCAGCGGGTCGGCGTTGTGGCGCTGGTCGAGTTTCATGTACAACGTGGCAAGGCGCTCCAGCGAATCCTCGACGATCAGGGCGCGCTTCTTGGTGCGGGACGAGCCCAACTGCGCAAGGCGATCGGTCTGCCCCTTGGAGCGCACGCCTGCCTCGCCCTTGCCCTTGAGCACGTTGGACAGGCCCATGACCTCATCAAACATCGAATCGATCTCGCGGATGTCGTTCCAGGCGTCGGGCGGGATCTGCGGTTTGTGCTCCTGGATCTTCGCCATCGGGTCGCTGCTGGAGATCAGCGCGTTGATCCGCATCATGGCAAAGTTCTTCTCTTCAACGGCGCCCCACTGGCCCTGCACGGACTTCGGCGGGTTGATGGCGCGATCCAGCATGTTGTCGATCTGCGCCATGCGGTATTCACGCTTGTCTTGCAAGCCGCAGATCTTCTCGACCTCGGACTTGCCCCAGAAATAGTCGGGCAGCGGGTTCGGGCAGACCTGGGTAAACGGGTGCTCGCCGGCGATGAACATCGACTCGCTCATCTCGCGGTCGTAGATCACCACGCCTGCGCCTTCGTTCGCCATTGTGATGATCTGCCAGCCTCCGGCACCTTCGCGGGCGTCGTCGTTCCAGACGTAGAGCTCGCACATTTCCACCAGTTCCTCGGCGGACTTCGGCTTGTACCAATCGGAAGTGCCCGACAGCGGCGACTGCACGTTGCCCATGATGTTGGGGCTGACGGCGGACGCGATGATGCGCTGGACGCCGGCAGGCATCTCGTTGCTCATATCCTCCCGCGGCGCGGCATGCACCCGAGTCAGGATAATGTCGCGGGACGGATGGCCTTGCAACTGGCGGTGCAGGAGATCTTTGGTGGTCATGTACCAGTGGCAGAATGCTTCCTGCCGGTCAAGCATGGTGATGTCTTCGCGCAACACGCCGAAATTGACGGGCTCCACGAGGAACGGCACGGTTTCCTTGCCTTTCTGGATCAGCTTCACCAGCATGGAGTCGTACACCAGCGACCAGATGACAGCGTTGCCGAAGATATAGTCACCGTTGCTGTCATGCCACCGGTCGTTGAGGCGCTCAACCATCGGCGGAATCATGGGCAGAAGTGCGTTCTTGTCCGCGCCGGCCCCCAACTTGATTGAAAACCGAGCGGTATCCGCTGCGAACAGGAACGCACTCAGGGTGTCGATTGCCGCCTCGACCTTGTTGAAAACCGCCGGTTCCTGGCCCTCAGGCACGCCGAACTGGTAGTAGGCGCGCCGGCGCATGTACTGGCTGCGCCGATCGTTCCGGCTGACGCCGCACTTGACGATGAGTTCGTTGTAGAACCCTTCGCGCTCGGATTGCGGGGGCAGTTTCATAGCGTCACGAACCACGTCATGTCGGTGCGGCACTCAGGCTCTTTGCCGAAAAATTCCAGAACCGCTTCCTTGACCTTGGTCTTGGTGTAGTTATGGTTGCCGTAGTCGTGCCCGCCGATGAACCCACCGGGCTTCACTTTCGGCACCCATGCTTTCAGGTCGGCGGTGACGCCCTCAAACGAGTGGTCGGCATCAAGGAACACAAAGTCGAGGGAAGCGTCCGCAAAGTCGGCAGCGGCCTTGACGGAGGGTTTGCGGACAATCACGGCGCGCTCGCCGAACTCTTTGACGTTTTCAAGCGCAGCCTGATAACAAGTCTCGTGCTCGTCCACGGTGGTGGTGGAATGCGGGTCGCCGCTGGCGTAGTAAGGCGATCCACCGACGTGCGGTGCCCACATGTCCACCATATGCAGGATCAGGTCAGGGTGGGAGTTGAGGACGTAGCGCGACATCTCGCCTTTGAACACGCCGACCTCGACGCCGACGGGTTTGTTGATCTGCAAGCGGAAGATCAGGTTGTAGACCTCGCCGCCGCGATTGGATATGGAGTCGTTGCCGGGGATCATGCGGCGGCCTTCTGCACCAGCGCCATGCCGGCAGCGCCGGACGGGTCACGCTTGTCCACGATGCGGGTAATGCCGGGCTTGGGCACGTCGGCGAGGATCTCGCGGGTGTTCACGGGTGTGGCGCCGGGCTGCACCATCGACTGCACGGTGGCCGGCGCACCGCCGGACTTGTCATCGGCAAGCGAACCCCATCCGCTGGTGCCGTACTTAGCGGCAATGGCTTCCTGCATGGCGCGCATCTTGTCGCCCTGGGAGAGCATGCGTGCCGGGCGTCCGCCGCGGTTGTCCATGTCCGACAGCCCGTGTTCCTTGGCGATGCCTTCGAGGAGGTGGTCGGTGCGCTTGGCAACGCCGAACGCGAGGCCGGGGGGCGTCCTGAACTCGCGCTCGACGCCTACCGTGCAACCCTTGGGGCAAACGGGATCTGCACCCTCAAATGGGCCGTGCCCAAAGCATACCCATTCCTTGATCACCGCCATGCGGCCTCCGTTCGTAGTGTGCGCTCACTCAGCGCGCACGCTATCACAGAGGGGAAAGTCGGTCAAGCACGTTTGACCTTGGTCTGAGATGCGGCAGCGCAACAGGCGGCGGGCGCTTCGGCACCATGGTAAGTGAGCGAGTACTCACATTTACTTTGAACCGCATCGGCATTGGCTTTGGCTCGGCGCGACGTACCACGATTTTGCGGGCGTGCTGCTTGCCTGTGCCCCGAATCACATCCAGCATGCCGTCGTCCCAAAGGCGGATGAAGTGCAGCATGCGCCGGCGGACGTGCGGCGGGATGGGCCGGACGTAGGCTGCCGTGGCGTTGATCCACTCGTTCAGGTCGCGCTGATCCCAGCGGATGAGGCGGCAAAACTCCAGCGACGGAAACTCGGCGTCCTTGTCGTTGCCCATGTGCTGCCCCTTGCCGCGCTTGATGTGGCGGCGCAACCAGGCGCGGAGTTCAGGGTCGGAGTAGTTTTCCATCAGTCACGAAGTGCGTGTTCAAGATATCTGATTTGTTGCAATCGAATGGATCTGAGCTCCGCAATTTTTTTACGATCCAAATCAGTCCATTTCAATTTTTCCATCATTGGAGGATTATCGTGAAGCATGGTGAGCGTTCGATAAGACCGCCGAAACAACCATAATTGAAATTTGCAAATTAAAGTGTTAATCATAAATTTCTTCCTCCATCAAGGTCATGAACCCCCCACTCGTTAAGTATTTTTACGCAAAGCAAAAGTGATTTTCTGTTTGAAATTGGGGGATAGGGAGAAGTTAAGTCGTCGTAAAACCATTCCTGTTTTATATGTTCAACCCATTCATTCCTGTCCGCTTTTTTTACTACACCGTTTTTTCTTTCAAAAATTGGCGTGTACCCTCTGTTGAACAAAACTTCCCGTCCATCTGCGCAAATATATTTCCCGTAAGGAAAATAAGTTCGCAACGCGGCTCTTTTATGAATTTCAAGCCACTTTTTCATGTCGTTAAAATCAATAAATTCAATCATCACGCAGCCCTCGGCATCCCAATGTACTCGTGCAACCATGTGTCCACACGCCGTCCCAGCGCACCGGTCGGGCCTCGCGGCGGTTCACTGTTTTTTTTCGCACGCACCACGCCCTGCCCTGCCAGACGCAACTGGAAGAAATCCTTCCAAGCGATCGTGGCTAAGCCCGCGGCGATAACCCGGTCGTCCTTGCCGCGGCCCGGCGCCTCGATCTGCCCGTCTTCGCGCTGCACTTTCTTCATCTCGTCGAGGAGGTACTCGCTGTAGCATAGGATCTGGCCCTGCTCGAACCCGTCCTTGAAATGCGTCAACATCCTTTCCTTCGTGTTCGTGTCGGTCTTGAAATGGTACGCATACCCGCCGCCGGTCGAGTCCGGGCGGTGGTACAGGTAGTCCTGAATGTGCAGGCAGACCTCGGCGATTTTCGTGTCGATACCGGACTCTAGCCCCGCCATGCGGCGCATGTTCTGGATTTCAGCCCACACCGCCATGCCCGGCCCGTTGATCTCAAGGTTGAGCATCACGCCGGGGCGTCCGGGGGTCGTGTTATAGGCGCCGCACAGGTAAAGCACCGCCCACGCGAAACTCGAGGTCGTGCATTCGGTCGTGCAGAACTCGGCGACCTGCTCCATGCCGTCGGCGTAGCAGCGGAACACCTGGGCGCAGAATTGATCCTTCCACTCGCTGGATCCATACGCAGGATCCGCCCCGATGACGTAAAAAGCGTCGGTTTTGGGCATTTCCCACACTTTTAGCGTCGAAAAGTCCTCATCGGCGTCAACGACCTGTGTTTCGGCCATTGTGATGCCAAAAGTCAGCCTGAAGGGCTCAAACGGCATGTTTTTGGCGATTTTCATGCGGTCGTTGAGGTTCTCGGCGGTGAAAAACTTGCTGCCGCTCATCTGGAACGCATAATCCTCGGTCGGCGGGTATTCCTGGAACATCCGTGTCTCGTCGAGGATCTTTTCGTCGATCATGAAGCGCCACCAGGCGATCTGCTCGGGCTCGATGTCGAAGTCGTAGAGTTGCTTGACCTCCTGAATCCAGCGGTTCTCCTTCGGCGAGGGTTTTCCGTCCCAGTAGACCTTGTACTCCATGCTGGACTGCTCGCAGCGGTAGAACTTGTTGCGCCACCAGCCCACGAAGATGCCCTTCTGCGAGCGCGACGCCCGCGCCACGCTCCAGAGTTCCTCATATTGGTTGTAGCCACGGGCGGTGGACTCGAAAATGTAGAGTCGCTTGGGGTTGTGCTGCGCCAGCGACGCCTGGATGTCCGCCAGCGCGCCCTCGTCGCCCCAGTTCGAGCATTCGGTGGCATGCATGAACATGATGGCCTTGCCGACGCCGACGCTGCGCTTCTCTTTCTTCTTCTGCCCGGCCACCTGATAGGCGATGCGCGATCGGTTCTTGAACACGAACTGCGTGCGGTTGTGCACCGAGTGCGGAACCTTCCACTCGTTGGGCAGGCTGTCGCAGTACATCTTGAGGGTTTCGCGGAACATCTCGCGGTTGTCCTCGGTGTCGATGATCAGCGTGGCACTTGTTCCGGGGTACTTATATACCCAAACAAGATCTAGCGCCAACGTCAGGGCCGTTATGCCAAGTTGCCTTCCTTTGAGGATGACGAAAAAGTGAATTCCTTCGTTCAGCCCTCGGAAGATTTCTTCTATGACGTACTCTTGAGTCCCGAGCCAGTTCTCACCAAGTTTGACGACGCCAGCCTCTTTGGTTTCAACCCGCATGTGCGACGCAAACCGCTTGAACTCCGCGACATTCCACTTCATTCATCAGCCTCCACCACGATCGC